AATTTGCTTCGCCTTGCGGAGTGCCGACAAGTTCAGGCGCTACTTCAGATGCCTTAATGAAATTTGGTCTGGTGTGCGGATCTTTCTGAGCTAGATGATCGCGCTTCTGTGCATTGAAAGCGTCGTAGACTTTATTTCGGCTCTTTGAGCCTTCGCCTTCAAGGTAAGCGCGAAGTGCGCTGCTATCGGCTTGATGTGCTCCGTAAGCATTCCTCACTGCCTGATCCGTATTAGCAACGCCGGTGTTGATCTCATTCACGAGGCCATCGTACTGACCGGTGAGATCTTGTCTGGCTTGATGAAGCTGCGAATCGTTTACATCGAGAGCCGATTGAAGCGAGAGCGCGCCTTGTCCGATTTGTCCGCCGGCCTTCTGACGATAGAGGTTGGCAAGCATCTGGTTAAAACGTTGATCACTCCCCTTGAGTCCTTCGCCGGCGTCTTGAGTCTTGGCACCCATTCCGTATTGGAACTGCGTTGGACCCGTGTAAGCAGCAAGCCCGCTTTTCAGAGTGTTGATGCCCTGGTTGTAAGCATCGCTTTGAACGGGCTGCACCGGAGCCTGACCTACTTGCTGGGTCTGAACTTCGGGCTTCTTAAAGTTATAGAGATTTGAGGATTGCTCGATGATTTGCGACGCTTGATCTTTAGCAGTCTTTGCGTTTGAAGCTTGGCCTTCAGCCTGAGACTTGGCTTGCGTTGATTCAGTCTGGAACTTTTGCTTTTCGTCGTTAAAGGTTTTGCCGATCTCGTCTTTGACCATCCCAGAGGATGACTGACCTTGGTTGGCGTTAAGATAAGCCTGGATGTTCGTCCAGCCGCCTTGTCCGCCTTGACCCACACCTGCAGTAGAAACGGGCGCGCCGCCTACGAAGCCGCCGCCGGCTGAGCCAAGCTGTTGCGGGGCTTGCTGCCCTTGTCCTTGCTGTTGGTTTTGTTCTTCTTCGTTAACAATGTACGCCATTGCTCGTCATCCCGTTTGAATTTGAAAAGTGCAGTTTGCTTCGGTTGCGGCACCGGCTGCGAATTGGACTGTTACGCTAATGTTACCATTAGAGAGGGTGTCCCAGCCAAAGCCGGTCACTACATTTCCCCCTGCGGAAACACAGAGAACTCCAATGACTTTGTTCCGCGACTGAGGATTGATTTCTTGAGCGACGTCGTGAGTAACCGTCAGGCTCACTTGCCTGCCTGCGAAGTTGTCTTTGAAAGTCAGGTTATTCCGCAACGAGAGAGCAACTTGATCAATGAACTGATTCAAAGGCTCAAGCATCGCATCCGCCCATTTAGGCACTTCGCCTGCACGCGATAGATCTTCGCGAAGGATACGCCTGATCGTTGAGAGAATCATTTACTGGTCCTCTCTGAGATCATCTCGAAAGTGACCGAAAAGCCCGTCACGCTAATCTTTTGGTTAGCGGCTTGATGGGTCACGCCTAAATTGAACAGACGGCAATACTGCTTATTCATCGGCACGTACGTCGGATAGCCGTACTGTTTGGAGACGCCTCCCCAGGGAAAAACGCCCCAAGGTGAGACACCCCAAGAGCTTGCCGAGATCGAGATCGTGACCGAATCCACGTTTGAATCCAGATCCGACGAAAAGGTTGCGACCATCTTGGTTGCTGAATCATTGCCGGTAATATTGTCGGTGAAGATCTCGGCCTGTCTCACATGCTTAAGAAGTCCCGGCTGTCCACCTGTCCAAGCATTCCATTTGACTGTGTAACCAACGTAAGGAAGGAGATCAGCCGCACCTGCGGCCCATGCAGCAGGCGGAGTGGAATCCATCACGGCAATCCAATTGGAGCCGCTTGCGCTGATCGAAGAAATCAAGATCGTTGTTCCAGCCTGTTTGATGGCCCATCCAGCAAGTGGAGTCACACCAGAGACCGAGAAGGTCACCGACGTACCTGAGATTGAAACAATCGTCGCCGCATACTCAGGATCGTTGTAATCCGTGTCTGCGAAATCTTTTCTCTCTCGGTAAACAAACGATGCGCCTGATTTTGTGAAATAGAGCTTATCGGTCGTTGGCTCAACGATCGCTGACGTGAAGCCAAAGCTCCAGCGAGTCCAAGCTTTCGTGAAGATGTTGTAAACGTAAGTCTGGTTAGGAGCGGTATCACCGCTTGCTGAGATCGTGGACAGCAAGTAGCTACGCTCAGACTCATAAGCGCAGCCGTAGGTGTAATCGTCGACGTTGCTATAAGTGATGAGCGGAAGAAGTGATGGCTCGATATCACGCGAGACGACTTGAACGCCGTTATCCGAGATTGCGACCACGCCTTGGTTAGAAAGCATGAAAACTTGGTTAGCGAGCACGACGATCGAGTTTGGAGCTTTACAGAAAACCGTGAGATCCAGCGGAACGACAGAGAAACTTGATGGCGTTTCGCCGGTTAGGCGATAGACGCCTTCTTCTTTGATGATGATCAAAGAGTCTCTAAGAGCGCGAATCCCTAGAATCTGTTTAGAGGCAGGCCCTACGGGAATGTAATTCAGAAGCGGCACATGCTCAGGCTGGGAGCTTTTCGAGTAATAGAGTCCATTTAACTGGACTTGATTCGAGCTAGTGCTTTGCGTGTTGGTTGCAGGGCTAACAGGCGGTGGCGGGAAGAACATCGCCGAGATTGCCGAATTGCTCGATTGAACCGTGAAAGCTGATCCGCCTACGGTTCTTTCTTCGATTAAGATCTGACCTGGGAGATCATCAGCGCCTGAAAGATAATAGGCATAAACCGACGTATTCGATGCGTATCGGTTAATGACGCGAACAAGAGAGCGAGCAGTCGATTCAATATCAGCAGCCGCAACGCCTGATGAGCCAACGATGACTTGTGGCGATCCACCGCCTGAAATGATTTCCGATGCGCCAAAATTATAAGTCGTTCCGGCAAGGGTGATCGTGTTGCCAGTCAACCCCGACGTTCCAACAAGCGTAAAATAAAGACGCTGCTTGGTGGAAGTGTTTGCGTACATCATATACGCGGACTTATAGAGAGCGAGATCCTTGCAGAGCGGCGGGCGCTCGTTAGCTTGTGCTATCCCCTCTTGGCTTGGCGATGTGTAGAGAGTAGCGCCAATGAGAGCGTCGGTAATGGAGTCAGTGAAGGTAAGGTATCCGTTGCTAATGTCGGAAGAAGTTGGGTTGACTTGGTAGACAAGCCCCATCTCGTCCCCCGCAGTGTCACTTGAAGAGTAAGCTTCCTGAGTGGTGCGATAGAACTGGATAACGTCGGAGGTTGTAACTTCGCTTGGAAGATACAAGGTAAGGATAACGTTTCTTGATCCGCCGGCTGTGTTGTAAACGTGAAGTCTTGTTGATGGGTAACCGTAAAGAACATTGTTATTTGCATCAGTCCTCTGAATCACGCAGCGATAAGCACACTGAGTGTTGTTCGCAAGAAACCCAGACGCGCCAGTCAGAGAATACGAAGGATCAAGCGATCGCGGCGCTCCAGCTTTACGAATGGTTCCAGACGCAGTTGAAAGAGAAGTCGCAACCTGAACGCCCAGAGTCGTCGTCAGATACAGATTCGAGATCGCCTCAGCAGAGCGCATCTTGAATCCGCTGGGTGCCGTGTAAGAGCCGTTAAAGTTTACGCCTGTTCCCGTTCCGTTTGAATCGTAAGTTAGAGTTGTGGAATTGAGCGCAACGATCCGGTTCGAGTAAACAGTCAGCTGCGAGCCAGCAGCCGAGAGTGCCATATAAGTTGCGTAACCACGGCGAGACTCCACCGTGTTCTCGCGACGAATCACGCAATCATCAGCCTGAACGAGCGCGCCCGGTGCAAGTGTGAGCGGATTATATTGGCTTGTTAACCCGGTACAGCGGGTGACTGTATCCTGCAGAGATCCAACATTCTGAGCTGGGAAGCTTGCGGATTCCCTACCGACAACTAAGACAGAATCGTATGGCTTTGGTAGCCTAGATTATTCAATATTCCGCCTCTTTTCACAACATGGTGCGGGTCCGCTTCAACGCGGTTAGCGATCATATTGAAGAATTGAGCGCGCATTTCCTGCGTTTTCACTTTAGCGGCTTGAAGCTTTTGAAGATCACCAAGCGCTTCCATGAGCCTCTCGCTAACAAGCTGGCAAAGGAGAGGATGCCCCTCTTGAGGAATCATCGGAATGTTGGCCCTCTTAGCAGGGCAGACGTAATCATTAGCTACCGGTAATACTGTGCCAGCGCCGTTATCAATCGCGGTGGATGCGACTTCAATCACGCTTGAGCTGATTCCTGTGATTGTCACGTCCTGTGCCCAAAGAAGAAACGGGCTTGTTGCCGAGAGAAGATCAATCTTTTGCCCGATAGCAAGTGTCGCAGAAAGATCAGTATCAACTGTTAAGCTTGTTGTTCCGCCAACAGACGAAACCGCTGTGATCTTTGCGCAAGAAGAGGTTGCAACGAGTTGATTCGGGCGCTGAAGCGTCCAGATCTCAAGAGATCCAGTCGAGCTGCTGGGGGTCGGAAATACGACGATCTCGTCACCCTGGATGATGTAAGCGCCTGGCTCGCCCGAAGTTCCACCCGATAAGCGGTAGTCTTCAACCGATGCGCGGTTGAGAGCCTTATAGTCTCCGCCCGAAGAAACGAAGTACACATCCTTAATGGAGTTGCCGATCGTGCGCTCAGGGATTGCATAGTTTGCGACAGATCCAATGAGCGAAACGCTGGATGGACGCAGAAAGAAATCTTCGCGCACCGTCAGCATATCCGGCACGAGTGCCAACTGCATTTCTTCATTCAGAAGCGTGATCAGATTCGCATCAGTAAACGTTGCTTGGCTCGAAGGCACAAGCGAACGAAGCTTGACGGAGCTGACCAGTTCCTCGGTGTTATAGAACATAACGCCCCTTTAGATTGATGTTACTTGCCAAGCTTCTTCTTAAGAGCGAGCTTTACCGGACACTCATCGCCGCACTTCTCACCGATTTCGTGATCGTGCTCAGCGGAGTCCAAGTCGTTCTTCTTCTCTTCAAGCCCTTCGATGATCAGTGGCTTCTCTTCTTTTTTGACTTCGAGCTTTGACTCAAGAGAAGGCTTCTCGCCTTCTTCTTTTTTCTCATCTGGCATCAAGTGAAGCTTCTCAATCAACATCTCAAGTAGTTTTTCTTTCATTTTTTCCCCTTGTCTAACAGAAGGTCAATTTTGCCTTCGATTCTCGATAATCTCGTATTCGTGTCAATAATCAGTTTCGATTGTTCCATCATGAAATCAGAATTTCTCTGCACTCTGGCTTCAGTTGAAGTAATCCGTTGATCGTTGCGAACGTAGTTAGCTTGCGCGTTTCCTTGAATTGATCCCACCCAAAGAACCATCAGAACCAGTGGGCTTACGAGAGTGATGACTAATCCAAACTTGATCGGAGTCGATTCGCTTAATGCTGCTAACGTTTCTTTTTTCATCGACTCAACTTCCTTCAACTACTTTCGTAAATGGCAATTAGAGTCAGTGCTAAGATCAGCCATCGTGGATCTAAGCACCTATGCATCTAATCGATCCTCTCGCATTCGTAGAATGCGCCCTCAAGATGCTCGCAATTCTTCATTACCTCTCTAGAGGTTCCGCACCCGCTAAGAATCAGTGCAACTAAGACTAAAGACACATTCATAAGTTTCATTAGTTAGTCTTCTTCAGCGAAATCCAGATCGCGTTGCTAGGCGCGTTCTCGCCAATTTTGAATTGATCTCCCGTTACCGCTGCGTCGATTCTCACGGTGTAAGAAGTCGTTGCTGTGAGGGACATATCCGCCGAGTAAGTCACGATATTGTAGCCAGAGCCGCCTACCGTGAAATCACGTGCTTCCCAATGAGTAGTCGTGCCGTCGTAAATACGAATTTCGGTGTTGTTGGGAGCGTCGGCAGACTTAATGACCGACGAAAAACGAATTTCATACTTTCCGGTCACTGGTGCAGTGAAAGTAATGCCCACTTTGTTCGACGGGAGGGAAACCGTTCCCATGTTGTCGTTGAAAATTTGCGTGAGCGTGGGTGTTGCGCTTGACGACGGGTCTGTGCCGTAGCTTGTGGCCGTGTACGTGTAGATATTTCCGGTGATTTTCCCGTAATAGTTGTAGCTTGTGACTGAAGCGCTTGGTGATGCCCAAGTTCCATCACCCCGCCAGAAAGTGGAAGACGATGCGGAGGTGCCGCTGTTTAGGTTTGTAACAGGCAGGTTGCCTGTAACTCCTGTCGCGAGGGAGATGTTAGTAACCGTGTTAGCAGTTCCGTCAATCGTCTTATTAGTCAGAGTCTGTGTCGTAGCAATGCCGCAAAGAGTGGCGTTGCTGTTTGGCATCGTAATAACGCGAGTCGTGCCAGTGGTAATACCCGAAAGCTGAAATACTACTTGCTTAGTAGTGTCTCCATCATCTTGAAGTGTGAACAGCGAGTCTTTAACTGTGAGTGTAGTTGTATTGTCGAGCGTCTTATTTTGGAGCGTTTCAGTTCCAGTTTTTGTCGCAAGCGCTGCAGTATCTGCGATGCCGTGAACTGAAGTGGTATCCGCTTCATGACTCGAAAGAGCGCTTGCTGCATCGGTCGCCACTTCTGAAACGGCTGCTTGAACATCGGTAGCGGCAATCGTTCCACCTGCAACAAAACTAATCGCAGACGCATCGTGCGCGTCGGCAGTATCAGCCAGGTGATCGCTGATTGCCGTTGCGTTTGTGGCAATATTGGTCGTGTGCGTATTGAGCTGAGTTTGAATTGCGCTCGTAACACCATTCACATACCCAAGCTCAGTTGCAGTTGTCGTAGCAGCAGTAATGTTTCCTGAGCCATCGGTTGCAAGAGCGCGCGAAGCAGTAAGGCTTGATGCGGCGGCAGTCGCCAGAGCTACGCCATCAAACAGAAGCTTGCCGTTTACGGCAGGGTCAGGCTTTAGGATCAAATTTCCAGAGTCAGCGTTATTGCGCCAAACGATCTGATCCGTGTTGGCAAATCGAATTGCGCCAGCGGTTGCGCCGGCAGCAGTTTGGCTTTTCAGATAAGCCGACTTCACGCCGTAGGTAGCGCCAAAATCCACTTCAGCAGTCAAAGTGAATGATCCGCCTGTCTTTTGAAGACAGTGCGAAGAGACAGCCTGAATCCAGGTTGTCACCTGCGTTCCCCAATTCGTCTCTTGAGTCGTGGGGATTGTGTACGTTGTTCCGTTTAACGTAACTGTAGCGCTCATGAGATACCCTTTGCGTGAGAAAGGGCGGAAGCGAACAAACGCCCCCGCCCTCTCAATTCACAGCCAATTAGCTGTTGACGATGCCCGTAACGAGGAAGTTCTTTCCTGGGGCTTCGCAGAACACAGCCTGGTTCGTGTACGAACGAACTTCGAATCCAGCCTTCGTAGGAAGGTGGAAGAAGATCTGATCGCCGTAGCCAGGGGTCTTCATGGTGACGTCGCATGCGCCAAGGCGCTTCCAGCTATCTTTCGACAAGCCGTAAGCGAAACCTTCGCGGCAGTAGAGCGACGGCTCGATCGTGATCTTGCCGTTCTGAGAGAACAGCTCGATCGACTTGGAACCGTTGTTCACAACAGCCTTCACGTCTTTGCCGGTGTGACGAACGAGAGCTGCTTGATCGCCAAGCAGGTTGTTCCAGGTCTTTGGGTTGACGATCAGCATGCAGTCGTCGTCCAAGCCCTTAGCCACAGCCTGAGCAACAGCAGCTCCGACTTTAGCTTGGGTGAGAGCAGCCGAGCCAGCAGCGTAGCTCGAAGACTTCCAGAGCGAGTACGTTGCAGCCGAGATCCCGAAGAGAGTTCCGGTGTTCGTCAGGATCTTGTGGATGCCCGACATTTCGTTAGCGTTAGCGCCAGCGAAGAACACGACGTCGTTAGCTGCAGTCATTGCAGGGGTAGAAGCGATCGTGATCTTGCGCTCATCGAGGTTAACAGCGGTGATAGCCACCGATGCAGATCCGCGGCGGGTCGTGAGATCCGAAGCGTAAATGTCGATCAGCATGCCTTCGCTGCCAGCCCAAAGTCCTGGGGCCCAATCAGCGGTAGCGAAAGTGATGACGTCAGAAGCGATCGAGCCGATCGCACCCAAGCCAACAGCTCCGTACATGAGTTGAGCTTCAAGGCGCTTGCGCATAGCCTTTTGCATGGATTCAAACAAAAGCTGAGTAGCGTCGACAAAGGCGTTACGGCCTTTAGCAGCGCGAGCGGCAGCTTCGTAGTCCATCTGAGCGCGAAGGAGGATTTGCGAACCGACGACGGTTGCATCCTTCATCACGCCTGCAGTTGCGTCGTTCAGCGTGAAAGCGCCAGACGAAGCGGCAGCATGGGTAAAGCCAGAGTCGTAAGCGAGAAGAACCGGCTGGTGGAAGCTGTTTCCGTTTTGCTTCTCTTTCGAGACAAACGGAATGTGCTTCTGGACCTTCACACCGTCAGGAATGACCTGAGCAATGTCGTCGCCGTAGACTTCTTTAAAAAGACCATTGAGAGTTGAAACTGTGTTTGGAGCATCAGCCACTGTATTTCCTAGTGCTGAGCTGGATTAAATTTTGCGGGAGTGTTTTTTAGATTCTGAAACGTGCTTGGCTAGAGCGCGCCGTTCATTGCTTATGAGATTCAATCCACTGCCTGAATTCTTTTTCAGACATTGGTTTCTTAGGAGTGTTTCGCGGTTTGGTTGCAGAGCCTTGCTCTGGCCTTCCACTCGAATTTGCAGTCGGGGCCGTTTTCTCGGTTACCCGCCGCACTTCGGCGTCGCGTAGTTCCTTCAGTTTCTTATCCCCGATAAGTGACCGGATACCCTCTGGGTCCAGTTGCGAAACAATTTCGCCGACAGTAGATAAGAAAGCTTCTTTAACTTTAAGCGCAGCTTGATCTGGCTGCAAGTCCTCCCCTCGCTTTTGCGAAGAGAGCATGGTTGCTGCCATCAATTGTCCAAAGTAGCGATGAGGCGGAAGACCGGATGATTCCCAAGCCTTAACGAAGGTTTCGTTAAACTTCTTGGACTCCGTTTCGTATTCTTCCTCTTGTTTCTTCTTTTCAGCCGCTTCTCTGGCCTCTTTTTCGGCCTTTTCTTGCTGCTCTTTCCAAGACTTAAGCTCCCGAAGCTCTTTTTGCTCAGGAGTCATCTCCATCATCTCGATCTTCTCGGCCAAGGTCGCCTCGGCAAACTCATACGGGTCAATCCCGAGTTGTTTCATGAATTCGCGTGGGTTTTCCTTAGCGAATTTCTGAAACTCTTGAGCTTGCTTCTTAACGTCAGCCACTTCACGGAACTTATTTTGAATTCCGCGCTCATAATCCTTGATCGCCTTAGCAACCGTCTTAGGTACCTTGCCTTTGACTTGCCCTAGTGCGATTTCCTCGTACTCTTCTTCGGTGAGTTCTTCAGACTTGGAGGCTTTGGGCTTAGCTTCTTTCGTCTTCGGTGCGGTTGCCTGTCCTTGGGTTTCATTTTCTTCTGTACCCTGAGTGTCCGCGCTATCGGCTGAAGTCTCAGGAGTTACGGAAGAAGTCGATTCGACGTTCTCCATTCGCAATCCTCCTTATGTGCGAGCTGGATCGTGTGCGGTTATTCTTCAATGTTAACTCTTGATAAACCCCGACTGTCTAAGACTGCCTGGAAGCTCACCGTTTGGTTCTCAATCGGTTGGGTATAGAGGTACAAAGACTCAACATCAGACGCCTCAAGCGCTAGTTTCATAGCTTCAGTGAGCGCTGTTGAGCAGCCGTAATGGGTCACTCCGCCAAAGATACTATTAGACAATGGAACCGAAAGATTTCCTGGGCCACCTAAGATCTCTTCGATCTCTGCCTGATCAGCTAGATTTGCAAACACAAAAGCCCGATAGATATACTGACTGTTCATACGATAGTTACCGCAAACTTCCTGGCGAGATAACGAGTGACCTTCGTTCGCTCAGCCTCACTCAAAACTCTTTGGTAGAGAATCGCTTCAGCAATATCGCCATTTGTGAAGTTCGCACCCTGGCCGCCTAGTCGCGCGGTACTTGAGGAAGTATTCGTTATAGATCCTGCTGAGAAGTTGGCTGACGACGACGTGGTAGCTCCGGCAGTTCCGTTTTGATAGAGCGTAGAACTTTGATTAGCAATGTCGTGCGAGTGGGAAATCACATAAGCGCTCGTTCCGTTGTAGCTTCGGGCAGGCGATGAGATCGTTACGCCAGCGTCAGCATCAAGAACACGGAAAGCAAATTGCTCAGTGGTCGAGCTTCGTCCGAGAAAGTAACGATTATTCGTATTGGCAGTAATGGACCAGTAAATAAACCTGGCCAGCGTCGACGCTGCTGATTTAGCTACTACGAAAACCGTGAAGCCAGTAGACCCATTCAGCAACGAAGCTACCATCGCGTCGCCAAGCAAAACGTCATCCGTGCCATCAAGCCGGAGAACTGGTCGTCCGTTAATCCCGTTCGTAATAAGTGTGGGGCGTGCTGCAAGAGTAGGCTGTGAGTATACATGCCCATGTTTTCGACAAACGACTTGATAAACAGGATCGTTATTCACAGCCAAGGTCGTTCCAGCATCAGAATAAACAAGCATGCTTGGATCAATCCAAAGTCCCATCCCTGAAACCTGGTCTGGCAAAAACGCTTGAATTTTCGTTGATGTTCGTCTTGATCCGATTTGCATGTTAATCCTGCAAATACTTGAATCGGAAAGTTAGATCCGAAGTGCTCGCGTAGGTGGGGGTACCGCGCACGATCACGGCAGCGTAGATATCTTGCCCAGATACTGGCTTATGAAGACCACCGATGTTTCTCACCGACGCAACAGCACCAGAACCAACCGTGATCCAGTCAGAAGTCGAGATCGTCGTATAACCCAAAACGTAGGCAGCAACGTTTGCAGCGGTGATCGCAAATACACCGTTATCGACCGACGTGATGACTGAGGTTGGGTCCGTATGAAAGAAAACGATATCCATCGCTGCTTTCTGAGTTCCCTTCTCGCAAATCGTAATTGCCTGAAGAAGCGACGTAGCTGAGCCGGCGCGAATTGCTTTCGTGATCGTCATCACACCGCCTAGTTGATCGCCCGATGCGTAGATCGAGGTTGAGATCGTTGGCGTTGCTGTAATCACTTCACTTTGAGTCTGAATGAGTCCTGACATTGAATCTTACCTTTCGTTACATTGCGCCTGGAACGCCAGGCATTGGTCCTTGTGGGAGTGGTGCCATCTCTGGCATGGGAATCGGTGGCGGAGCGTTTGGATCAACAGGCGGTGGCGGCGGCATGGGCGCGCCTTGCTCTGGCATCGGCATTGGAGGCGGGGCCATCGGAGGCTCGCCTGAGATTGCCGACCAAATGGGGAGCTGCGTTTCCTTAAGCTCGTTATGCTCCATAATGTGAGCAAGCGTCTCTTGAACGATCTTGAGCGCAGTCGGGTCGCCGAGAGCCACTTTCCTACGAAGCTCAGGGTCCGCGACGACCATCAAGTGCTGTTGAGCATGCAGAAGATGCGCATCGCCCACGATTGCCTTGACGGGCTTACCTTCCATAAGATCTTCATTCTCGGTACGGATCTGCGAGACAGTGGCCTCGATGCCTTCGATCAAAGGCTCAAGGTTTCCTGTCTCCATAACGGTGACGTACTCTTGCGGGGTTTTGATCATTCCCTTTTCAAGCAGGTTGTCTGCGATCTGAACGCGACCGGCAGTGGTCCTGGACATGGGATTACCTAGTTCCACGATCACACGGTTGATGTTCTTAAGCTTGTCGCCCGTGAAGGCCGTCATGTTGCCTTTATTGCCTTTGCCAGCCATTGCAACCATGCGCTCGGTCTTGGCGAAGTCTTTGAGGAGCGACAGGATGAACGATCCTGAGTCCTCAAGAAGCTCAGCCCAGGACTGCTGGAATCCAGAGGCGTACTGAACTGCCATGCTTTGCACGAGTCCAAGAGCGACACCGGATTTCAGCGACGATTCAGGATTGCCGCGCGCGACGCTATTTACGCCGGATAACGTTTCAGCGGTGCGCTCTAAGATTTCAAAGAACTTGAAGATCTCAGGCGGCGTTGATGTGAGCTGCAGAGGCTTTGGCTCGCCGGCTTGTTGGTTGTACTTGATGATGGCTAACGACTCGTTCAGCTGCTCATAGGAAATATTGCAGCCGTTTGGAACGAGTACCGACTGCACACCAAATGCGTTCTGGTTGCTAAAGATCGTGGACGCCAAGACGTTGATCGCCTCTTGGATCGCCATGAGATCAAACGCGTCGGTATAGCCTTCAGTCGTTCCGAAGATCTCTCCGGGAGTGATGCGGAAGATCGGAAGCTGCTGATACGGAATTGGGCCGTCGTATAAAACGGTATCGCCGTTACAAAACAGCATGTAGCGCCCGTTTGGCATGGCATCGGTTCGCTTGTGATAAAACTCATAAACCGGAACGTCGTTTGACTCGTCTAAATCTTGAAGCGTCGTCCAGCCGCGCCCGTCGATTTCACTCTTCGTCTGAAGCGACTCAATCTTTTCATTCTGTTCGGGGTAACGGGCAGCGAGGTTCCACTTGTTGCGAAAGCTTCTGATCGTGACGTGCTCGACTTTGTTCCAGTCCTCTTGCGACTGATCGACGTACACGTCAAAGGGGCTTGGGCAAGAAACGTCAACGTCGCCTTCGTAAACCACACGCTCAACGGGCTCACCGGATTCGTCGGATCTTTCTTCAACTGTGTAAGGGCGACCAAGAGAAGGTTCCCACACGATCTTCACAAAGCCCTTACCGAAGACCAGCGACTGCTCGGCAGCTTGCTTGAGATAGCGAGACAAGCGCTTCTCGCGCATGTAACTATCCAAAATGTTGTTGCCGAGTTTCGCTTGCTGAAGCGATTCAGAATCAGAATTAATCGCGCGAACATCAAACGTAGGTTTCTGGTTTGTCGTCATCACCAGAATGTGTTTGATGAGGTTTCGGTAGTGGTTGACGGTAACGAGCGATAGCTCGCCTTCTTTTCCGCCTTTTAGAATCTCAGTGCCGTGTGCGGTTGAGTTCTTGTAGTGGCGTCCAAAGTAGAGACGATAGGACTTGATCCACTTTTCGATGATGCCGCGATCCGAGAGGGAGTGACCCCAAGCGGAGAGCTTTTCGGTTAGCTCATGGGCAAGTTCTTCTTTGTCTCGTGCCGCAAAATACTTTTTACGATCGGCCAAGTCTTCCCCCGGTGCTCCCCAGCGGGCGGAATGCGCGTGAAAGCGCATCGGCGTCCTCTGAGCTGGCACCGGAAGGATTGATCCAGTGTGTTTGGGGGATGACCTCAGGTCCGTATTGCGGGAACGGGTTGAGGTGTTCGTTTACGTTTCTTGAAAGGTAGATCAGGGCATCAATCGCGTCAAGGTGCCCGGTTTTCTCGCCTCTTAAGAAATCAGTTCTGCGCTCGTTCCAGAGTCCAACCTTCAATTGGTAAAGCAGACTCTCGCAACGAGCTTTGATTTTAATCTTACCTTGCGTGAAGCGCAACCGAAGGGCTGTGATCGCGGCTAACTTGTCATCTTTGCGGGTGGGTAAGACCGCGTAGTTGCACATAGTCAGGAGATCATGGAGCTGCTGACGATCGTTATCGCCGACTCGAAAAGGCTCTTTCGCTAGTGTCCCCCAGAGGGCGGCTTCCTTAGCTTTGGCTTGATTAGCAATCTGCTCGGAATTTTCACCGCGAACGAGTAGTTCGTCTTCAATGATGAGAGTCTGCGCGGCGAAGTCGAAGTACCCGAAAAGGGCAGCGGTATGGTCATTGAACCCCAGATCAAGACCAACGTAAGGCGTGAAATACGCGGGCCGTCCGGTGTCATTGTCAATAACATGTCGATTCGGATCATACTCGGGGATGACTAACCTTTCTGGGTCTGCGACAGGCTCACATAAAAACTCTCTGCGCCAAGCAGGAGATTGTGGCCCACCGACTGCTGCACACATGGATGCTTTTTCCGCGTCCGATATGGTGTCTACATCGTTGATGGTTTTCTGAAGGAAGCGTCCGTCATTGATCGCGCGCGCTTTTTCTTCGTACCAGAAGTGTCCGAGATCATCGGGCGGGGTGGATAGCTCGTGCAAAGGGCCACCAGTTGTTAAGAGCTGCGGACGCAAGACTTCGTTCAAAATGTAGGAAGGCTCAGCCCATGAGCCTAGCTCGTCGGCGGTGATGCCGTTACTGAACGATCCCCTCGCCGACTCGCCCTTGTCCTCATTCACTCCAAGTAAGTAGAGTTTCGAGTCAAAGCGATTCGCATAGAAGGAGTCCGTTCTGTAGAACTTGAAGCGAAAAGCCGGCGGGCAAGTCTCTTGGAGAGCGTCCATTGCAGGCATGACAATTTTTCGCGCCTGATCTTTCCAAGGCTCACACCAGCGCCAAACCCAGCCTGGATTACGGATCAGATCTTCAAGGGCAACTACAAGATCAGTTGTCGTCTTGCCAAATCGCCGAGTGGTTTCGAGAAGCGGATAGCGATGCCCGCGCAAATGGTAATAGACCGGAAGCTGGTAATCATAGAGATACCAAGCGCCGATCACACCCATCTGCCAGAGTTGAGCTTTAGCTTCCTTCTCGTTCAACCGCCGCTTCTGACTGAGCTGTTACTTTGAGTGCGGCTAAACAAATGGCGTGCGGGGCTGTGCTTGCCCATACGTCTTCATGAAGTTCTTTTTCGTTAATTGTATCAAACTCTCTTATATAAACATGGCACCGCTCATGATCGCCCGGCGTTGACTCAGCATTCTGGTTAATCTCAACGTCCATCCCAAGGTCATTCAGCTTTTCAACTACTTTCCAAGCTGCTGCGATATCCGTACTTGGAGAAAAGTCGCGGCCCCACACACGTTTACTCGTGGCTTTGTCGTACCAGCAACTTGGCTCATACTGCTCGAATGTGCTCTTAGAAAATCGCCAACCTAAGATCTTCTCTGCGACTAATTCGTCTAACTCACGCCCCGGCTGCATCGGATGCCTCTTCGCCAAGTACTTCCCGAGCCATTTTACAGAGTAAGTAATTAGGGTCCGAGCAAGTCGCTACAAATTGCGCAAACTCCTTAAGCCTGTCCCGCTCGGCGATCGTCTCACGCGCAACTTCTTCAGCCGCGACCACGAGATCATGCTCGTGCGCTTGGATGGCTTCCACAATATAAGAGCCAATGCCTTCTGGATTCTTCATGCACTGTTGAAGAACGTCATATCCGCGCTCAACTGGAGTTTTCATCTTTTTACCTTCCTACTCACTTCAACAAACTGAATCCAATTGTCTCCACCAGGATATGCCGAGGCAGAAACAGAAACTGCTATCCCTAACTCGTCTGGATGTACCCAGAGTCGTCTACGTCCATCTTTTTTCAAGTGCCGGCATTGTTTAGGCAGCGCCCATCGGATGTGTGAATTACCTGGTGCTGTATCAACTCGCACCATGAGTTGACCGATATCAGTAATCTCACGAACTTCGCCAGTGAATCTAACGCATCCATCATAAAGAGCGACACGATCGCCTACGTTAAACTTACTCACTCTTCCCCCTGGCTTGCTTCACAAGCGCCACCACGTCTGCGATCTGCTTTGGAAGCTGCGACTGGCTTGCCGCCATGATCTCAATTTCTTCGTTACTCTTATCTCGCTGTCCTAGGATCTGCTTACCTAACCAGATCAGCATAGAAACGTTTCCCTTTTCTGCTGCCTTCCACTGCATGCGCCTGAGGGATGATTTGCCTGATTCTCTCCCCTTTTCTATGACGTCCGCGAATCGACGTTCAAGCGTGTCCACTGAACAACCTACGACTGCGCCGATTTCCTTCATCGTGCAGCCGATGGATGCGAGTCCTAGGACTACTTTTTCGTCAATCGGTAACGGGTTCGCCATAGAGTCCTTCTGAGTGAACAACGCCAACCTGTAAGAGCGTATCCCTCAACTGGGCAAGCTGCAGGATCGCGCGCGCTTCATCTTGAGTGACAGCAAAGGTCACATTCCATCCGCCATCAACAGTTGTCGTCGCCTTGCTGAAGATCGCTTGGAAAGTAATTCCATCGGTCGTGAATCCATCAGCCATAGAACGTAAGCCTTCCTTGAAGTTCAGGAAGAGAGACGCCGATATTCCTCATCTCGCAGCGCTCTACTTGCCGAATAAGACGCTTTTCTAGCTCACGTTTATTTGAACACTTCACGCAAAGCCCAACGGAAATAACACTATCCGCAATATTATCGCAGATACTGCAAATTATGGTGAGATCACTTCTCTTCTTGTTGAAGATCACAAATCCCCCGAATCATAGAGCGCAATGATGAGCAGGATCATCACTCCCACGCACGCGATGGTTAGGTGTTCCCAAAACATTACGCTGCCTCTGGAGGAGTCGGGTCTTCTGGGTGTGTCACTGGTGCATCACTTCCGATGAACGGATGAGGCTCGCCGTTGATGCGCTCATAGTGAGCTGCCATGTCGTCGATCTTCTTTTTAGCCTCGCCCCAAGAGTCGGCTTCAACGTCAATCGGTCCAATTCCATGCAGATACAGCGTGAATCGTCGTTTCATAGCTTCACCTTTCCTGGATGGGGATTGAAGCGGAAGCTTATGCTTCCTCATTTTCATCAGTAGCGTCGTGCGCTGAATGCCTAGAATCTTGCAAGCCTGGGACTTCACCCACCGCGCGCGCTCAAGCGCTTGAATTAGGTACTCTTTCTCAAGAGCATCCATGTGCGCGTGAAGATCAATGCCGGTTTCAGGAAGTTGAAGCATGCTTCTTCTCCCTTTTGACGACTTCAAAGCCCTGCTTGTTTAGGTTTCGGATAATCTCGACTGCCATAAACTCTCTGGGCTTGGTGACGTAGAGCCACGGCACACCAAGGATCTCGATGATCGCTTCAACGGCATTCATATCGATTACTTGATCGTTTAACGGATCCATAGCCGCTTGCCTTCTTGGGGAACGACAACGCCCTTGGCTTCCATCACCCATTGCATAGGCCCGCTCTGGTTGGTTTCAACGGGGCAGGTGAACGTGACTTTCGAAGCAAAGTGCCAAGTCTTCTCACCCGATAGAGTGGTTTCAACCACCACCCAAACGTCTGTATCGGGATTCGCTGCTCTTGTTTTATCCATCCACAGTTGAATTAAGTTCATCGCTTAAAGCTCCCAGCGAGAGAGACTGTCTCTACGCGCTCTGATAGCTCGGTAATGCGTTTGTGAAGTTCAGCTAGGTCATCGCCTCGTCTACGCTCCAAAAACGATTGGAAGGCAAATGCGGCGGTAATAGCGATGAATGCAAGTGCTGCAGGCAGAATCGGAGTGAGTGCAAGGAGCGCCGACGCTGTGATCATGAGCGCGCTTAGAAACTTTTGTTGAACCGTCATTCCTCGCATCCCCTTTGCAGGTTTATCGGGAAGGGGAAAGCTTCCAGCTCGAAAGCCCTCCCCACAACCCTAACCGCCCGGTTAAGATTCAAGGCCGCACCCCTGTCCCTTACGAAACAGACTGAGTGCGAATTGACAGTCGTTCACCCTTATTTAGCCCTATTTAGTTAGGGTTAATCTTAGTTCGCCATTTTCATGTTGAGAATGGGGCTGGATTCCCTTTCCATAACTCCTAGAGAGAGAAAAGGAGGGTTTGGGACATGGACAAGTACCAAATCAGACATGGAAAGCTAAAAGAGAACTTCACGGTTAGCGTCGACTCGCGTTTTAAGAGTCTCGTTGATCAAGCGAAGGCAAAGAACTTTGATTTCAACCAGTGGGCACGCGACCGCTTGTATTCCGGCATTGAAGAAGTCGCGGCTTACCTAGGTCTTGAATCAAAAGAGCAAACAGGATGACTGAAGTCGTGAAGTATACGAACGAGCAGATTATCATCGCGCGCTATCTCAAGATGGCGATGATCTTTGAAACGCTGAAAGATCCCCTCACGGAGCTTCTATCTCTAATCAACCTAAGCGCGGAGGAGCGTGAGCTTTTCCGTCAAACCGTGAAGGAGTTTGCAGATGGCACAAAAGAAAAAGACAGTGATGAAGAAAAAAGCGACGACGAAAAAGAAATCTACGCGCCCGTCTAAGCGCGCCTGATATATTAGGAGCGTTCCTCGAATGCTCCCATTTTTCGAGAATCTAAGGTTAGGTCTGCCACGGATGGCGGCCTAGCCTTTTTATTTATCCTCTTTGATAAATGGATAGCCGCACTTCGGGCAGTACCAGTGTTTGCGATCATCCCACCCAAACTTGCAGCGCTCATTCAAGCAGCGATAGCGAAACCAAGTCATATGTTTTTCAATAATCGCACAAGATCGTGCTCAGGATCGCCGATATAATCAGCGGCTATTTCATAAATCGGTTTTGGTAAGCTCTGCTTCCACTCAAGCGATGCGCGATTCATAAGACTACACGCAAGGTTACTCTCACGGTACACGATTACCATCGCTTGCGTTTGGATATGAGCATCTTGGTTGGATGCCGGCTCTCTCGCTGCACGCCTCACACAGAAAGCCCAAATCCATTTCTCCCAAGGCCAAACCCACATACCCGCACGCATCTTCGCCGTAATGTATGCACCCTGAAATCGAAAGACCCATTGCTTAGGCGGCAGGAACGGAAGCCAAGGACGCTCAACATTCCAGAAGCCAAACGAGAAACGCATTCGCCAGACCACACGGCGCGCGAACTCGGGCACCATGCAGACACCTAAGAAATCATCGATACTCGTATTCTGTTTTACATCTTCACGGCGCGAGAAGAGTCCCCAGCCCATCTCGTGATCAGCAATGCCGCGCTTATACATTTCGCTTCGAGTAAGTAGATACGCAATACCGGTCGTAGCAAGCACATTGAGATTTTTAAAAGGCTGAGTACTCATCACGTGCCCATGACTTGTAGGAAAAACATAAAGAGATGGCCCTAGGAGATTATTTCTAATTCCTCCAAGACCTGTCAGCTCTCTGTCGATCTCTTGCATTTCCTTCATGTGGAAATTCCTTCCGAGTCCAATAATGGATGTTACGTAAAGCTGTGCCCGTCAGCCCTCTGACTGAGTCACCGCTGCCACAAAATAGGACCACTGCCCTTTGCGGTCCTCTGTCTTCATGACCGGCACGTTTGACCCCTCGAAGCCCCACTCAGTCATCATGAGCGGTTCTCCGTGCGTGCCCTCCGGGTCAGAGATGGTTCCCATCGGAATGAGCTGCCATCGGTGTTCTCGGTAAAAAGTCGCGAATACATGCTTGTCAGTAGGCATCCATCGAATGTTCACGTACCACTCCCTTTCTTGTCGGAGTCGCAGACTGAGGGGGCTTTCGGCTTTTTCAGTTCTAGCCTCAGCATCCGGACGCACTTCTTACAGGTAACGCTATCGAAGGCGACAAGCACCGGGCCTGTCCCGTCGCTTCGCTGTTGCCAGCTCCTGGTCACTCCGCAAATCGCTCGCTGCGTTCCTTCGTCATCTGCATATTCCCAAAACTTGTGCTTAATTGTTCGCATCTAGGAACCACTCCCTTTCTTGTCGGAGTCGCTATCGGAGGGGGCTTTCTGAATCACCCAAACATCGTAGGTCCCCGATAGCTCGCTGGTCTTAATAAAGAATGGATTCTCCCACCTTATATGACGCTGAACGAGCGCCTTCACCTCAGGTACCTCGCGCACGTCAAAGAGATTCGACAAGCTTCCATCATCGAGAATTGTAAATGTGGACTGAAACTCATCTGAGAGAGCTTCAACTTTTTCTTGGAATGTTTTCATTTATCCGCCACATTTCCGCCAGCCAGCGCGTCGCGAATTGCCTTACAGACTGGGTCGTGACCACTCATCATTGGGTTTCCAATACCTACTGGGCACCAACAACTGCCCGTCTGAACGGACTTCAAACTATCCCAGAGAATTTGATTCTCTTTACTTAGCCGCGCATTCTTAGCCTCAAGCTCCGCGATGCGTTCGACCAGATGCTTGCGCTGTTCGTACAGGCGCTCAGTCTCAGTACCCTGGACAAGTCTCTTGATTTGGTCCGTGAGCCGTTTCAATTTTGCGCTTCTCACACCCGCACCCCGCTGTATGTATTTTCAATACAATCGTATGGTTTTTCCATACAACCTGTGTATCGGACGCCGATATATCGACGGTCGATAGAGATGGTCATGCGCCACCAGTTAGGACCAGTAAGAAACAACTTAATGCTTCACGGACAGTTGGCTTCCAGTGTCCACCTGGAATCACCCATCCGCCCTCGAAGGTGGTTTCTTCATTTAGGTCGTAATCGAGTAGGAGCTTCTGCCAGCCGTCACCCTCGACAGCAAAGTGTCCATTGTCGTCATAGAGAACACTTGGACAATGTCCCATCGAAGTTAGCGATTCGAGAATGAACTCCATAGGGAGAGAGTCCTGACATTCCTGGATGCATTGTATGATCTCTTTGTCCTTTGAGTAATCTTCAGATGTGTTTCGCCGTGATAAAAGCTCCGCGATACGCGCCTTCGCCTCTGATATCACTTTGATATCACCGGGCGCGTCTACTTTTGGTTCGGGAAATTCTTCGTTCCAGTAGCCGGGGTCGCGAGTGATGGTCATGGCTTCACCTTTTTCCTTTTCTTGCTCCTTGCAGGAACGCGATTCCGAAACAAAACACCGCGACCGACAAGACGACGTAAAAACTCATATGCAGTTAGCGTTTTCATCGTATGGCTCATTTCCCAAGATCTGCATGACCGGGATCTGCTCCCGGATGCGCGCGATCTCCGCTTGAAGTCGATTCACCAAATCCTTCAGTGCCTCGTTCTCGATTCTCAGAGTGACTACTTCGTCCGCTCTGTCCTGTGACTGTCTTGTATGCATCGTTCTCTTCTCCTTCTACTCTCACCTGAATAAAGCCCTTCTTAGGCGCTGCTTTGACCCACCGATAATCGGGCATCCCGATATTCTCGAATCGGTCATTCACTAAAACTTTTGCCCTAACTAAACCGTCAACGATCGCTTTGAATCCGCTCACAAGCCCATCAGGATCGGGCGCGCTTGCTGAGTGTCGGGTGAGCGTCAGCTTCGCCTTTTGAAGCGGTGCTCGTGGCAGCTTCGCGCGGCTAATGCAGATTACAGCAGCTATCCAAGCGTCACGCTCGCGCCGGATGATTGCCCAATGAGATTTACGCCCCGAAGGATTCGTCATGCGTGGCAATCCTGGAATCGTAAACTCAAGTAAGTAGCTCATGCGCTTCTCAGACTTTCCTGAATCACGCGCGCGCATTGATGACAGTGCTTGATCTGGCGAGTGCTCTTAGAAACTTCCTTACCGCATCGCTGGCAGACGATTGTGCGACACTTCAAACATTTCCCTGATCCATGAGTCGTCCACTCGTCGCAATCCGTCCGGTTGTTTGGATTTGAACAACGGTCATAACTTGCGCTTGGCCTTGGTTTCATCGCTTTGCTCCGATCGCGGTTAAAAACGAATCAGTATCGGCAATGCCTTTTTCTTTTTTATACTTCCTCAGTAGATCAAGAACGGTGATCCTGTAGTGCTCGCCTTCAAGTTTGGCTAACGTGTAGTCTTGCCGTTCAATCGAACGAGAGAGCGCGCGATCGAAGCGATCAATAGCGTTTGACCACGCATTGTTGTGATGCTTGTCAGCCCAAGTAATAGCTCCCGGCAGGTACTCGGTTTTAATTTCAGCTTCGATCGATCGAATGATTTCTGAAAATCCCAGGCTCATACAACCGCTCCTTCGACATAAAGTACGCCCTGAATTGCTTTCAGCACGAGCCGTGATCCGACCGCGCGGCCCTTGCGCCGCATTTTTGCGATCTTGATTTCACGATCACCTAGATCGGCGTAGCGGCCGTCGATCAAGTCTTCGCCAGCGCGATTAAATAAAAGCACGTTATGCGCCTCTTGAACGGCGGTGCTTGAGCCTTTGATATCGAACTCAGATTCAACCCGACCTGACTCGTTTTTCTTCGGGTGCATGACCATGATCACGTGTACAGGCACCTGCTTGCAGAAAATGATTAACTCGTGGATCACCCGATCCATCTCGATAATCTGATCAGCAGCACGCGTGACTTCGAGAAAGAAGTTTAAGTTATCGATGATCGCAAGCTGACACTTTCGGTATTTCACATGCCAGGCGATGTCGCTCATAAGCGCTTCAACCGAGAAACGATTCTCGTAAAGCGAAAGGCTCAAAATGTCGGATTGAAACAAGTCGCCGTACTTTGCGTGAAACGCTTTGAGCCGTTCCACGTTCACTGGTTCACCGGTGTTCCAGTCTTCGCCAGCGAGTGCCGACATAACTCGCTTACTGAAATCAGTGTGACCGGTTTCAACGCTTGCAACGAAGTGATGCACTCGTTGAATCAGGAACGACTTTGAGAGATTCGCGTTGAGCGTAGTCTTTCCGATTCCAGTAGCTCCGCAAAGGATTGTGAACTCGTACGGCCGGAATCCACCGATGATCTTATTGAGCTTCGGAAACCCCTCAATTGGCGTCGATGGGTACGGCATAAGCAGCTCTTTAGCGGCGTCTGCGTACGTTTCGCGAATCGTCTGCGCATGCGCATCGCCCTTGATGAATTTATCTAGGTTCATAGTTCACTCATCGCTTTCTCGATTAAGGCGAGCTTTGGATTACTGAGCCGTCTTTCGGCGATCCTGATGTGGGTGTCGGGCCGCAGGAGATAGTCGAACGTCGCGCGCCACTTTCGTTCGTTCCTGCCTTGGAAGAATGGATCGCTGGCGATGGTGCGAACGATGTCAGCCCAATACTCAGGGTCTCCGTTTTCTTCGATTCGCTTCCTGGCAGCAGCGAGTCGTGAAGGAGTGAGCTTGATACATTCGCTCAAGATTCCTCGGTTCTGATTCCAGATCTCTCGAAGCCGTTCGGGCGCGAACGCGCACGTGCTGTCTGTATTGTTTGTTTGTTTGTTTGTATTGGACGGATCCGGCCGGATCCGTTCGTCCCCGGCCGGGAACGTAACGTCCGCGGCCGCCGCCGTGTTTGAAACCGTAATGAATTGAGATTGCAGCAATTTCTCGATCGCAGAATCAACAACCCTTGATGAAAGCCCTGCGACTCGCTGCGCATGCGCATAGTTGACTTGAAACCCCTCGCCACTCTTTGATTTCTGACAAAGAAGATAGAGAAGCACTGCCCAATCAGCTGGCTCTAGATTGTAAAATTTTGGATCTTCAAAGATGGAATGATCCATCCGAAACCAATGCGGACGAGTGATGTCTTTACGTGCGTTGAACTTATCCCAGCTGGGAATTGTTATTGTAACTTCGTTGAATTTCCCCATCCCCAAAACCCCCATACCCGCGTCCCAACAGCTCAGCGGGGGTTAAAAAACTTGCTCTAAGCGGATCTTTTCGCGCGCGGCGACTTCACACTTTTTTCACACCTTCGTGAGCCTCTTTTGATCAAAGCGCGGAAAAGGAATGGGATGCCGTCTTTCCAGACAACTGCAGGTAAAACGTCAAATTCCTCGGGGATTCGGTAAGAATTTGCGCGAAGCCTTAATGGACGTGTCGAGTCGTCCAACGTTACAGTTTTCTGTTTTCGGCCCCTAACGGGATAAGGTTTCCGGCCAAAACTAACCTCCCCCTCCCGCCTAACTTCCTGATTCTTAGACATTTTACGCTCCGTATTTTTGACGCTGATTTTACGTTTCATAGACTTCACACTTTTTTCACACCCGGCTGAATCTTAATTGCTTG